TATCGGTGGTACTCGTTTAAGGGTATCACTAGATAAACCAACACAAAGGAGTAAACAAAATGAAGTTTGAATGTAACATAGATATGGATAATGACGCATTTAATGAAACACACTTTGAGTTATCGCGTGTAATAAAACAAATATCAAAAGAGGTTGACGAGTTTGTATGTGAAGAACGAACCAAAGCAATATGGGATAACAACGGTAATAAAATAGGTTATTGGAAAATTATAAGAGGGTAAAATGCAACAAGTACACATAAGTAAAATGACTGGTAAGCTTGACGGTTTCAAGGCTATCAGTACCAACACGATAACTAATGACTACTGCAACAAGCAACACGTCAAAGGCAAACAAGACGGTAAAAACATATGTGGAGATTGTTATTCACATGCAATGCTCAATACGTACCGTAAGAATATGCAAGCGTCATTACAACGCAATAGTGACTTGCTATCCAGTAGACCACTTGAACCGCAAGAGATACCAAGAGTTGTTGACGCAATGTTTAGGTTCAATGCACATGGCGAGTTGATAAACATGCAACACTTTGAAAACCTCATGGCTATTGTTCAAGACAATCCGTGGTGCACGTTTGCTTTATGGACTAAAAGAACTGACATTGTATTTAGGTGGTTACGAGATAACGATAAGCCTAGCAATTTACAGTTGATATACAGTAACCCTATGAAGTCGCACATTATGAGTAAACCGCCAAAGCACTTTGACAAGACGTTTAACAATGTGTTGCAGGATGAGCACACAGACAAACAAAATTGCACTGGCCAACGTTGCAAAGATTGCAGATTGTGCTACACAGTTAATGAGATTACAACTATAGTAGAAAAAGTTAAGAAGTATTAATAAGGAGACTAAGACAATGTACACTGAAGATGAAAAGATATTGATAATCAAAGACACAATAGGCTTTTGTAGGAGAGCAATAGTCAAGGCAATACAAGACGATAAGTCGGAGCTACTCACTGCAAAGATGATGCTTGAAGTAATTGAGAATACAATGAAGGAGTACAACCCATGTACAAAGAACTAGAATTTTTTATGGATCAATTCGGATTAGTCGAGTTGAAGGAGTACCAAGTTGATCCAGAGTTTGACCAAGTAAGTGAACGTCAACTATGTATGGCTAAAGATTACTTTAGAAGTCCATACAATGACCAAGGAGAGGTAATGTTCTAATGATATTTCACTTGTTCGCACCTATGACTTGTTACTTGGCGTTACCTTTTATCATAGCCATAGGTGTGACATTTGGGATACACAAAGAAGAAATAAATATAATGACTATTTACTTAATTGAATTACAAGTGTATACAGTATTTGTAGTTTTACAGATAATCAAAAGGAGAATAAACTAATGCCATACATACCAACAAAACAAGAAGAAGCACGTCAAAAGAAATGGAAGACAGAGAAAGAAAGAAAAGATAATATCTTGAATACATCTTTTGACAAGCTAACTATGAACCAACAGGATGCGTTCAAAGAATTGTGGAGTGCTCTTTACCAGTGGGATAATGAGCTATGTGAATTAGACGGTGATTGTTATGCATCTACAGAAAGAGCCTTACGGAAAACCCGATGGAAGTTATACCATGCATTCCCAAATGTAACGCAGAGAAAGGAGGAGGATGATGTCTAGTGTATGCCAGAATATCTTAACTATTAGCGGTGGTATCGAAGTCATAATAGCTATAGAAAAAGCCTGTGATGATGGTACTTTACTGGAATATCTTAATCCTATTGGTGAATGGGAGTACGAGAAAGCAGTAGAAATGTGGGGTACAAGTCGGGAAGCTTACAGTATTGAGTGTAGTCCACCCGAATTAGAGGAGGGAGATTGGTGGGTGCATATCTCATTCGATACTAAAGATGGCCCACCTATCACTGCATACGAGGCGGCAATGGAGAGGTTAGGTGTAGGACTATCAGCCTCGTACTACAATGATACACATATCTTTGTTGGTGTATTTGATAATGGTAAGGACAAGAGATACGACATAGACTACGATGATGATTGGTGGTTCGCAGATATACCCTCAGACTTGAGGTGGGAGTTTGACTTAGATGGTGAGTACGAGTACTACAGAGAGTGTAAGAGAGAGGAGCTTATGTAGTGGAAGTATTAATTTGGATAGCGGCATTGATTATTTTCTTGACGATACCGATGCCGCCACACCAAACAATCTGGACTGGAAGATTATTGGTGATTGTATTTGTAATAATAAGCATAGCATACGCATTGAAGGTAGTTTAATGAACATGAGAACAACATTCGGAATGGACACCCAGGATTTACCTAACTCTTACGTTATTGTAGCAGAGAAGGAGGACGGTACACTTGAGGTATTAACTAAGAAACTAAACATAAGAGAGGCTCGTAACCACCTAGAGATATTCAACCTACACATAAAAAACGAGGAGCTAGAGAACATAAAGAAAGCTTTCATATTTAATTTAAAGGAGGTGGCTTGACAAATCAGTTGAGTTGTGATACCCTATCTTATACTTAAAGTATTATTGTTTTAAGTATAATAATACTCTAAACAAATATACTTAAAGGATAGAGACATGAGATGTTATTGTTGTAATAGAGCAGACGCAACGTTCAAAGATGTGAGAATGGATAGATACTATTGTACCTTGTGTAAGGATGAGATAAATGTAACAGTCTACAATCAATACGGTTTAGATGATCTATATCGAGCGTTCAAGATAGACGATGTGCAGGGTGAGTTAGCATCACTATTTAATTTAAAAGAAAAACATAAAGAATAGTATTTACTTTGTTTGTTTTTCGTAGTAACATATAAGTATGGAGATTAGAAATGTTAGAAGTTGGTGGGCTGTTATGGTGGCAATGGTGGATACTTATCATGGTTACTATCAACACTGGTATAAATACGATTCTGTTTTTCAAACACAGGTTCAAGGGTAATAAAAATGATTGATGTAACTTTAATAGATAGTATGGGTAGTGACTTGACTGTAGTAAACTCTGCTCGTGTAAGCTTCAACAAGAAGAGTGATTGGGATGAAGACAATACACTTACGGTGAGTGACGGTATTCTTATATCGTACCTCGCAAGACACAAACACATGTCACCTTTTGGACATTGCTTTGCTACCTTCCATGTCAAAGCACCTGTGTTTGTAGCTAGGCAGTTAGTCAAGCACAAGTTCCTAAGATGGAATGAGGTTAGCCGTAGGTATGTGGATAATGACCCTGAATACTTTGATCCATCTGTAAGTGTATCACGATGGAGAGGACGTGCAGATGATAAGAAGCAAGGTAGTCGAGGTGTTGTAGAAATATCAAACAATATGATTAGCACATTAGCGAAGCATACTATGTGGTGTAACAAGGCGTACAAACAATTACTTGAAGAGGGTGTAGCACCAGAGCAAGCACGTATGGTACTGCCTCAGAGCACTATGACAGAATGGTACTGGTCTGGTAGTCTTGACGCATGGTTCGATATGTGTAAGCTACGACAAGGAGAGGACGCACAAGAGGAGACACGTCTAGTTGCTAACTCAATTAGTATGGACATGAGTACACTGTATCCTAAATCCTGGAAAGCTTTGATGGAGAATAATAGATGAGTGAACAGTACTGTACAACAAAAGGATTAGGATGGGCGTTCCTAGTATGTATATTATTTATACTAGGTGTTCCTGTAGGTATGTGGTTAGCGTTGGAAGGATCGTCATGGTATGATACATTCAGCCTGATGAACCCGATGTTCTAAGAAGGGATTGTAGATGATGATAGCTAAAGAGATAACACACAAACCATGTCCTCACGTGGAGTGTGACAGTTCAGATGCCTTTGCTTTTAATTCTGAGAAGAAGACAGGTTTCTGTCATAGTTGTGAGAGAACATACCCAATGAAAGGAATGAACTTGAAGTCATGGGCAAAGGATGAGTATCCATTGGAAGAGATAACAAGAACACTAAAGACTACAGAGATTGAAGGACTTGGTGACTACGTTACTTATCGTGGGGTACGTAAAGATGTAATGGAGTTCTTCGGGGTGCAGACATTTGGTTTCAATCAAGTGTACAAGTATCCATCAGGATTCAGAAAGGTACGCAACACAAAGGAGAAGAGTTTCAAGACAGACAAGGGGTTCAAGACTGATGAGTTATTCGGTATGGACAAGTTCAATGCAGGTTCATCAAGGTCTGTAGTTGTATGTGAGGGTGAGCTAGATGCTATGTCTGCTTTCCAAATGCTCGACAAGAAGTATCCTTGTGTGTCTGTGCCAAGTGCGACACCTAACCAGAAACTATGGCAGGGAAAATCAAAGGAGTGGATTGATAGCTTCGACAGGATTGTGTTGTCAGTTGATAACGATGAGGCAGGTAGGGCATTGGCTACCAAGATAGGAGCACTCTTCCCGAAGAAGACTTATCAGATTATACACGACAAGTACAAAGACGCTAACGAGTTTCTTGAGGGTAATGCTAAACCAAGTTACGCTGCAGCATTCTACAATGCGAAGAGGTACACACCAGATAACATTCGCAGTACTCCTGAACAGTTCCTTGAGTTGTTCGAGAAACAAGACGATGCTATCTTTGTATCAACAGGCATTGAGTCCTTTGATGATGTAGCCTTGGGTCTAATGCAAGGACACTTCACTGTGTTTCAAGCACCAGAAGGTATAGGTAAGACTGAGTTCATGCGTTACTTGGAACATCACGTACTGACTGAGCACAAGGATATATCCATTGCGATATGTCACCTCGAAGAGACAGAAAAAAGAAGTGTGTTAGGTTTAGTTTCTTATGATCTAAACATGAACTTGACACGTAAAGATTTAATACAAGAACACGACATGGAAGAAGAGGTCAAGCAATCGATCATCGATTTAACCAAAGATGAGAGACTATACCAGTTTCAGATTGCTGTTGACGAAGACCCTATGGACATCTTAGAAAAGATAAGATACTTTAGGGAAGCTTGTGGTGTAAGCTATGTATTCTTTGAACCAATACAAGACTTAGCTTACTCACGTAAAGGTGATGAGACAGTAGAGAAATGGTTGTCTGGTTTATCAGTGCAGCTGTCTCGACTAGCCTCAGAACTTAATGTGGGTATCGTAACCATCGCCCATGAGAATGATGATGGACAGGTACGAGATTGCAGAACCATTGCGAAACGTGCATCTGTTGTAGTTAAACTAGAACGTGATAAGATGGCAGAGGATCGTGATGAAAGGAACACGACAAAGCTCTTACTCGTCAAGAACAGACCTGCAGGAAAGACAGGGTTCGCAGGAAAGCTCATCTTCAATGAAGCAACCTTTAAACTCTCAGAGGATAGAGGACGATGGAGCTAATCCGTTTGACGATGTTACACACTGGATAGGGGAACTTGATGATAGTATTCGCAGACATAGAAACAAACGATCTAAACGCAGATAAGTTGTGGTGTATTTGTGTTAAAGAAAAAGACACAGGTAAGACACATGAGTTTCTTAACCTACATGAAGATGAAGTAGAGCGCACTAGATTCAAGGACTACGCTAAGAAAGTAACACGATGGGTAGGGCATAACTTTATTAACTTCGATGCACCTGTAATCAACAGACACTTAGGTAACGTGATCAGTATGTCGAATGTTGTAGATACGCTAGTCGTTTCTATGCTAATAGACTTCGGTATTGGATCACACAAGTTGGCTACATGGGGAGAAAAACTAGGCTACCCTAAAGATGATTTCAAAGACTTTCAGGGTGGCCTAACTCCAGAGATGTTAAAGTATTGTCACAGAGATGTAGAGGTAACAGAGAAACTATTCAATCACTTTTCACCACACGTTATGTCACAGGCATGGTCACAAGCAATGAGACTAGAGCATGATGTGGCAATCATATGTCAGGAAATGCATGACGGTGGATTTGAATTTAATATAGATGTTGCAAATAAGTTACACCTAGATATTACTAAGAGACTACAAGAACTAGAGGAGAGAATACATCAAGCATTCCCACCAAGACTAGAGTTAATAAAGACTATCAAGTACAGAGTCAGAGAAGACGGTGGTTTGTTTAAGAACGTAGAGAAAGCACTCGAAGAGTTTCCTGAGACTAAGATAGAAGAGGATATGCTAGAGTGTTATGACTACGTATCGTTCAATCCTGGATCGACAAAGCACAGAGTAGAAAGACTATGGGAAGCAGGGTGGAAACCTACAGATAAAACGAAAGGACACATCAAAGCTATACGTGAAGACAACAAAGAGAAGTTAGAACACTACGGTTACTATGGTTGGACTGTATCTGAGGAGAACCTCAAGACACTGCCTGACGATGCCCCTGAAGGTGCTCAAGCTTTAGCTGAATGGTTAACACTGGAAGGAAGAAGAAGCACACTTGCTGAGTGGATACAGGCTTTCTCAAATAGCAATGACAGTTGTATACACGGACAGTTTTTACACATTGGTTCATGGACAGGACGTATGGCACACAGACAC